GTTTCCCAGTCACGATCGGGTGGTAGGATAGATTTTCTTTATTGGTTTCCATATTAGTTTCCTTTTTGATGACAATGTTGATTAAATTGACAATTCTTACACATATAGAAAAATGGTGAATCATTTAAGCGTGGAGGAGGTGTAATAGAATCGTTAATGGTTTTGATTTTTGATCGCAATTCTTCATATTCTTCAGGCTTAAAACTTACCAATTCTTCTGAAAGGTCGGAGGAATTTTTGTTAAGCACTAATAGAATAGTGTTATTAATATTTGCTAACCCCATATACGCTTGTAATTGATAATAATACCGCAAATTCCATTTGCGCACACCTAATTTTTCAAATAATGCAAAATTAGCAGCATTAGCAGTTTTAATTTCTAAAATGGTATGAGAGTCATCTGGATTAACGATAATACCATCAACATTTCCTTGAAAGAGAGGAAAAGCAGGATCAACAAAATGGCAATTTTCACGTGGTAATAAAATGACACCGGATCTTTCTATTTCCTCCAATAACATAATTTCTAAATATTTTCCTATATTGAATGTACGCGCAAGTTTAGAGGTGAACGATGTTGCTGGTGCTTTTTTGATACTATACCAAATTTTTCGCCAACAACTCTCGCCTACTAAGCTTGCCCCAATATAGTCACGATCCTCACTAATGGGAGGGTCACAACTGTTTATTTTTTGAATTAACATGCTCATCTATCCTTAAAATGGTATTTCGTCATCAAACTCACTAGGATCGTCAGGTATTGGAGGCAATGGCGGTCTAACGGAAAGGTGTTCAACGTTATTTGTTTTTTTGGATGATTCTTTTAAACCTGGTCCTGTCACTGATTGAAATCCACTTCCTTTGTGTATTTCAGATACCCAATTACCCGTACTTCCGTCATCTTTTGGAAATTCGTTAATGCGAATGCCTGCAATTTTACCTACAAATATAGCTAAATCTGGGTTGTCTGGCGTTCCTTTTGGTATGTTGGTAATATTATATAGATTATATAACAATCGTAACATATTTAAGTTTCGAAATCGTTTAGATTCTTTAGGCGAAAACGTATGTAATTTTTGATTAATTAATGCCCCTTTAAATTCGCCATCAATTAATTTCCATGTGATTTTATGAAACGGGACATTATCTGAGGCTTTAGTAATAAATTGAAAGTTTTTAATCTGGGCAAGTGCAGTGGTTCCATGTGGTACGACGGTGAAATTATCCTCTACAAAGGATTTTGAAGGAGAACCATCAATTTCGCCTAATCCTTGAGCGTTCCAGAAATCTTCGTTATAGTTAGTCATATTTTTTTCCTTTTTAAGTTTAAATTAATTTACTCTGGCGATAAAACACATCGCCCACCAGTCGTAGACTGACCATATCCTACAAACAATTTCTTTCTTATTAATTTTTCTTGTCGTTCATAGATATACTTATGGCCCGAGCGGTCTTCAATATGAATGGTGACATGCAAGTCATAATTAGAAAACCTTTTATCTAATTCTCTTATATCGTCTGCTGATAATGGGCCTGCTGGTGTATACCAATCATTAGTTGAGTTAGTCATTATTACGGTCTCCGCAAATTCCACATAATGGGTCGTCGCACCCTGTTATTTCAAAATCCTTGAGGATGTTTTCTTCATCATTAAGCACTCCCATGTGTAATAATCCATCTTCAATTTTTTCGTCATCTAGTTTGGGGAATATCTGTTTAATCGTACGCTTCATAGATTCTATTTTTAAAATAGTATTAGTTATTTTACTAAATTCCATTCTTTTGTTCCTCCGATTCTTGTGTTTCTTCTGTTTCTTCTGTTTTATTTGCAATGGGTTCATTATAATAATGGCTAATGGGTTTTAACAACAATTCTAAATCATTATCAATTAATTTGTTTTCAAACAACCCTAATGGTGTCTTAGCAATATGGGACCCGTCATTTTGTGTGAGAAATTTAAAGTTTCCTTCTTCAACCATAGTATGAAGAACCATAGTAAACATTCCCTCTATACCTAATTTTTCATCCAATAGCTTTCCGAGGGTTTTGCATTTAGATATTCCGTACTCATCGGCTTGACTGTGTGATAATACGAAAGCTAAGAGGTCATCTCGACAAGAATTTAAGCACATGATAATGGACCATATATGATTTGCCATTTCTGAGAACTTATCAAATCCTTTTTCCATGCTTCGTCGCACAAACTCATTTGCCATCACATAATGCAAGTCGTCAATTATCAATGTTTTAATATCGGGTCTTCTGGCATTCACAAATCTGATACATTCAATGATTCTATCCCATTTGTCGCACTGAAAATAATTACCTGTATTATCTATTCCTTTACCAATTTTTTTATATGCTTGTTGGCCACCTTTAAACGATAAACTTTTTCCAAGCACATTAATAATAAAAGTGGTTTTAGGGTCAAGGTTGCGTATGGAAGTAGTTTTGCCACTTCCAGAAGGTCCTATAATTAATGTAGTAATGCTCATTTGTCTTCCTCCTTGGGTGTGACGGTGATATATAATTTTTTAGGGGTTTCGGTAATTATTTCAGACAGGAGGGTTAATTGCTCCGATGGTGCATATTTCCTGGCCTCAAGTAACAGTTTTTTATTGACTTTAAACACCGTTTTCGTTTTAACCGGATTAAACTTTTGATCTAAGGTTGCTTTGACTTTCTCATATTCTTTTTCATCGAGGGTGTAATTATAGCCGGTGGTAATAACTACTTTATAATGATCGACTGAATACGTTTTCTGTCCTTCGTCGGGGTGAGAGACCATCTGTTTAATTTGTTCTTCGACAGTTTGTTTGTAGTCTTTAAGTTCATTGATCCGTTGATTAGTGTCAAACAACAGTTGTGACAATCTATCGATTTCTTCGAGATGTTGTATTTCGTTAAAATCCACCAGGTTGCTGGCTTCTAGGGGCATATTCATAGTTTTTTCCTTATTTTGTTACTTAACAACGTCGGTAAGACGTAACGAGATTATATAACACGTGCTTGTTATAATGCAAGCTATTTGTTATATTGTTTTATCATTTAATAGGGAGGGAAAGCATGACATTAGATGAAGTAAAACAGTACTTTGGGTCATCCTATCAGTTTCATAAAAAAACAAAGATGGGTTCTTCTAATTATGCTAATTGGAAAAAGTTAGGATATATTCCGATTCAATCACAGGCACGCATACAAATTATAACGGAGGGGAAATTAACAGTTTCTGTGGGTTATATAGATAATTTAGAGACAAATAAGGTGACTTTTTCGGATTATTATTTGTTGTTTTCGAGAGTATTGAAGGAAGCTACTGCTCAAATAAGGCCCGACAAACATAAACAATTAGTTTTAGAAAAGATTCAAAACAGAGAGTTTGTCACGTTGTTATATGAATTAATGCGGGAGTGTGATATGGATTTTAAAACAACATTGGGATACATTGGCGATGCTATTTTGCGATTCATTTCGATACTGGCACAATTTGACAAAGAAGACAGTAAAGGATCAAAAAAGTAAGGAATGCCTGTGGATAAGTCTGTGGATAACCTGTGGATAAGTTGTGTATAACCTGTGGATAACTTTTGGTACACTTATCTATTAATAAAAAAAAGATAAATCTTTTTTGTTATTGGGGTGTAGACCAAAAAATGGCTAAATGATCTAACTGTATAAGTTTTAACCTCTCTTTTTCAGTGTCAAAAATCTCAGAGTGAATAATTTGCTAATTTCGCAATAGAATCTCTCTAAGCGATTATTTTTTTTTACCGGTACGTTGGCATAGGTTTAGGTAAGATAATTAAACGTACCCCTATAGGATTTTAAATTTTAAGGGGTTTAAAGCACACTTTCTCTTGTTTTCTGAAGAAAGGGAGACGCAGTGGAATTCTCCCTTCACAATTTCTTCAGTTTCTCTCCCTCCCGCGAATAGTTAGGATTGGTATATTATATTAATCCCTTTTTTTCTTACGGGGGCCTTCCCCATTTTTGATACGCCTGTAAATTTCTGCTCTCGATCGTGACTGGGAAAC